CTCAAATTCGTAAATATTAGCTAACAAATATTAACTAATTCAAATATATCAGAAAAGAGGTGATTTTACAATATGTATGAAAAAATTGACAAGCTGTTAAAGGAACAAAATATTACACCATATAGAATGTGTAAAGATTTGGACTTGCCAACTTCCTCGGCTACAGCTTGGAAACAGGGGCAATATAACCCAAGCGTTACAACCCTTAAAAAAATCGCCGATTACTTCGGCGTTACAGTTGATTACTTTTTATAGAAAGGAATATCACACAATGAACCTAATTCCAATCAACGTGAGTAAGAATGATGAGCAATATGTAAGCGGCAGAGATTTACATATGTTCCTGGAAATTAATACGCCCTATAGTAAATGGTTTAGTCGGATGTGCGAGTATGGTTTTGTTGAAAATGTGGACTATACAACGAAAGACAAAAAAGTCCTTCGTAGCGACGGAACGATCATGCCTCAAACACAATTTGAACATAACTTAACTATAGAAATGGCAAAACAACTCTGTATGTTAGCCAGAAATGATAAAGGGCGAGAGGCTCGAGAGTATTTTATCGCTGTAGAGCGTGAATGGAATACACCAGAGAAAGTAATGAGCCGGGCTTTAAAGATTGCAAACAACGTAATCAATGAGCAAAAGGTGCTTATTGCACAACAAGAGCAACAAATCGCAGAATTTCAGCCTATCCGTGATTATGTAGATGAGATTTTGAGCAGCACTAGCACACTAACCACTACGCAGGTAGCAGCTGACTATGATTTAACAGCTCAACGCTTAAACAATATCTTACGTGATGAAAAAATTCAGCGCAAAGTAGGCGATCAATGGATATTATACAAATCTGAAATGGGAAAAGGTTACACAAAATCTGAAACCTTTACTTTTACAAGAAATGACGGCCGACTTGACAGCAAAATTCAAACGAAATGGACTCAAAAAGGACGCTTGCGTATTCATGAAATTTTAACGGCTAGAGGCATTCAAGCAGTATGTAAGGATATAGCGTAATGACTACATTTATAGACTCAATACATGAGTTTTACCAAAACCCTCAAAATATAAAAGATTTTGAAGAATGGAGAAAAAAGAAGTATGAAAACAAGAACGCAGCAACTAAAGAAAGCTCACAAATTAATGGGCTGGGTGTACGGCGACATTCTAAGCCAGCTGGTATATCACTTTAAAGAAAGGAAATAGAAATATGATGACAAGACAATTAAAAGCAAGACACAAACCCATGAAAGCTAGACGGCTAGGGCGTAATGATGAGCCTACATCGTTACAAATGGCACTATTCACTTTCTTAACATTGCTTTTTTTCTTTGCCACTGCTTATTGGTGGTGTACAGGGGAGTACTTATTTAAATGGTAATAGAGGTATTAGCAGCGTTATGCATGGCAAGCACATTTCTAGCTGTCTTATACAGTATCTACTCAATGATCTGTATTTTGGCATAAAAAAAGAGCTATTCACAAAAAAGCGAATAGCCCTTAATTCCAATCACTAAGTGAAAGGAACATCACACACTCTGATTTTATATTAATTATCGTTAAAAGTCAAAGAAAGGACATCACACAATGAAAAAGATTTTTGACAGTAAAAACGCTACTCGTGAAGAGTGGCTAAAGGTTCGCAAGCTAGGGCTTGGCGGCTCTGATATGAGCGCCGTGCTAGGCGTTAATAACTGGCGCAGCCCTCTTGATGTGTGGCTCGACAAAACAAGCGACACAGTAGAGGAGAAAGAGAGCGAGCCAATGTATTGGGGTACTATCCTCGAGGATATTGTAGCCCAAGAGTTCGCAAAGCGTACAGGGTACAAGGTTAGAAATAATAACTTTACCTTGCAATCTGAAGAGTACCCATATCTCTTGGCGAATATCGACCGAGAGATCGTCGGCTTAGACGCAGGCCTCGAATGCAAAACAGCGAACGCATTCAAGGCTGATGAGTGGCAAGGTGATAGCGTCCCAGACGCCTACTATATCCAGTGCCAGCACTACATGGCGGTAACTGGCAAGGCGAGCTGGTGGATAGCTTGCCTAGTAGGTGGAAATACGTTCTACTACAAAGAAATTAAGCGCAACGACGAAGTCATTCAAGCGATTATTGATACTGGCCGAGAGTTCTGGAATTTAGTTGAAACTAAAACCATGCCAGCGCCAGACGATAGCAAAGCTTGCAGCGAGGCGCTAAAAAAGCTATATCAACAAAGCAACGGCAAAGCTATAGAGTTGCCTGCTGAATATGGTAACGCTGTTATTGATTATCTGAAAATTAAAGACCAGCTCACAGAGTTAGAGTCTCAAAAGCGAGGTATTGAAAACCTTTTAAAGGACTACATGAAAGACGCCGAAAAGGCTACGGCTTGCGATCATGTTGTATCGTGGAAAACTACAAAACCGAGAGCTACATTCGATAGCAAGACTTTCAAAGTAGACTACCCAGATTTATATGAACAATATGTTAAAGTCGGCGAGCTAAGTCGCAGATTTGAGGTGAAATGATGGAAGTATATAACCTAAGAAAACTACTCGAGGCCGTTCCTGATGAGTTTGGTGTGATTATCAGAACGCCTGCGGACGCAATTAAGTATACAACTGAAATAAAAGGTGTATATATCGACTTTGAAAATGAAGTGTTAGTAATAGGGGAGATTAAAATCTAATGGCAACTACAACAGGAATTGAATTAAAGAAAAACACTATCACAGCCGCAAAAGAGACTAAAACATTAAAAGGCATGCTTGAAAGTCAAGCATACAAGAAAAAATTCGAGGAAATGCTAGGCAAGAAAGCAGCTGGCTTTATGAGTAGCATTATTGCAGTTACAAACAACAATAATCACTTGATGAAAGCAGATCCTGCCACCGTCATTGGGGCAGCGGCACAGGCGGCTATGTTGGACTTGCCAATCAATCAGTCTCTTGGTTTTGCCTACATCGTACCTTATAAAGGTGCTGCACAGTTCCAGTTAGGCTATAAAGGGTATATCCAACTAGCCCAACGCAGCGGCCAATACGTTGATATTGGAGCTAAAACAGTATACGAGGGCGAGCTCGAATACGAGAACCGCTTACTCGATAAATTCCGATTTGGCGAACGCACAGGCGATAAAGTCATTGGTTATCTAGCCTATTTCAGACTTACAAACGGTTTTGAGAAAATGCTATTTATGGATCTTGATGAAATGCAAGCGCATGCCAAGAAATATAGCCAAAACTATAAAGGCGGCACAGATAAATGGGGCCTCGCTGACTTCAATGTCATGGCCGAGAAAACGGTACTCAAACGCCTGCTTTCCAAATTCGGCCCTTTGAGCATTGAAAGCGTCCAAATGAGCCAAGCCCTTTCTAATGACGGCGGCGTTATTAGCATGAATAAAGACGGCGATTTTGACGTTGATTTCAGCGGTGAAACTATCGACGCCGAATATGGCGAGCCAACGGCAGAAACTAGCGGCGACACTTACAACGTGGCAGGCGAGATCATCGACGCCAACACAGGCGAGGTAGTCGGCCATGAATAACAATGATAAAATGCTCGCTCAATTCGGCGCTGACTGGGTGAGAGTGAGAGACTATATCGCAGCGTTAAAGCTGTTCTATATTCCTTATACACCTGCCTTTATGGTACGCACCGAAAAGGAAACAGGTGTACAGGCTAACACTGTAAAAAGCATTTTAGACTACGGCCTACAGATTGGGCTATATGGAAAGACGAGCGATAGAGATTATATTACGTTATCACCTATTAGATAAGGAGTTTAATAATGGCAAGACCTAAAGCGAAAGGGGTTGAGTATTTCCCTCTTGATGTAGGGTTTTTAAGTGATTTGAAAATAAGAAAAATCATGCTTTCGTGTGGGGCTAGCTCTATTGCTGTTCTGATATACATATTCGCAGCGATCTATAAAGATGAGGGCTATTTCATAAATGTTAAAGATGATGATATAGCACTCATCGCTCTTGATACTAACCTCGATACTGACTATGTAAAAAAAGTCATAAATCGAGCGTGTGAGGTTGGGTTATTCTCATTTAGAATTTACGACAATTTTCGAGTCCTAACATCTGAGGGAATACAAAATAGATACCTTAAAATCACAGAGCGCAGAAAATCGGTAAAAATTAATGCTGACATTAACCTAGTTAATGTTGACATGATGTATACAGAAACTAGGGTTAATGTTGCAGAAACCCCAGTTAATGTATACAAAAGTACACAAAGTAAAGTAAAGGAAAGGAAAGTAAAGGAAAGTAAAGGAAAGGAAAGTAAAGAGAAAAATACAGTAATTCAAAACGATGTATTCTCAACTTGGTTAAATACTTTCGGAGACATTTCTTCTTTTGTAAAAGAAACTTTAGAAACCCTTACCGATGAATATGGCCCAGAGCAAGTAGTAGAGGCTATCGAGATCACACACGATAGAGGGAAAACCTCAATTAAATACGTTGAGGGCGTGTTGAAAAATAAAAGGTTAGGAAATGAAACAAATAGACGTAACGGAAGAGCTGGAAAAATTAAAGAAGAGGCAGTTGATTGGCAAGCCGAGTACGAAAGAGTGCACGGCAAAGGCTGATTATGAATTTTTTAAGCCTGTCTATGATAAGCCTATGGTTATTCAAAAGGATAAAAGTCAGACCTATGGAGTGTCTGGCATTCCTAAACGCTACTACGATATGAGCTTTGAGTGGTTAAAGAAAAATGGAACATTCCCAAAGGAAAACGCCGAGGCCTATCGTATAGTGAATGACTACAGGCAGCACCTAGAAGAAAACCTAAATACAGGAAAGGGCCTCATATTAAGGGGCCCAGCTGGAACAGGGAAAACCTCGCTAGGGGTATGTCTCTTAAAAGAGACGCTAGAGATTGGCAAGGGTTGCTTGATGATCTCTATGCCAAATCTCTTAGACAATATGCTCACCTTATCCAAAGGGGATAGCGTGGCATTCATGAACTACGAGCAAAAGCTGCGGAACATACCGCTTTTATTGCTCGATGACTTTGGGGCAGAATACTCAAAATCTGAATGGGTAGCGACAAAGGTTGAAAGCATAATCATAGACCGCTACAACAGAATGCGGCCGATTATCTTAACCACTAACTACAGTGATAGTTGGACTAAGGATAACTACAGCCAGCGTATATATGACCGCCTCAGAGGCGAATACAAGGAGGCCGTTTTTATGGGTGGCTCTCATAGGGGGAAATAATGAAAAAGATAAAAATCAAGGTGCTTGATAATGGAGCATTAAAAATCAAACATAGTAAAGACTTTCAAGATGTAAAAGAGGTGGCTAATGTACTTATGGCTGCTGGTACTGTAACGATTATGAACTCTAGTTTATGCAGCCAAGAGAAAGCCGAGTTCATGGCAGCTATTAGGCTTGGGTTTGATACTTGCTGCTATATGTTGGGTAAAGAGCCAGCCGCAAGCCTTGATGATATAAAACAGATGATAGACAAATTGCTCAACGAAACAAAAACGGAAATTGATTAAAACGCTTTATAAGGCGAGTTTCTAATTCTCGCCATATGAATTATCGAGCGAACCATTACACAGGGCAAATTGAGCAGATTTTGTAGCTCAATTAAGAAATTATGACAAAAGATATATAGGAGAAAACGTGGAAATTGTAATACAGGGCCAACCAAGAACGAAAAAGAATAGCAGCCGAATAGCATTCAGAGGCAATAAACGTGTACTCTTACCGTCAGAAGCATATGAGCGGTACGAGAAAGTTGCTCTCGTACAGCTGGCTCGAGTGCAGGCTGTTCATGGGCCAATATCGGTGCGGTGCCGCTACTATTTACAGAACCGCAAAAGTTGGCCAGATTTGGTAGGCCTATTACAAGCAACCTCAGACATATTGCAAGCAGCTGGCGTGATTGATAATGATAAATACATCGTTAATTATGACGGCTCAATGATTGCAGGCGTTGACAAAGATAGACCGAGGGCCGAGATCACTATTCAGCCAATTAATGAAAATACTGTCTTAGTCGATGAGTACACACGGCAAAAAGCTAGAGAGTGCGACACCACTCAAAAGCCTAAACGCTGTAAGGTTGCCACGACAGGGGCTAAGGCTAAGCCGAAAGCCCCTGCCTCAATATCTTACAAGGAATATAGAAAACTCATGATGAAAGGACATCACACGCCATGAACAAAAAAGAATATAGAGCCTACCTCAAAGGCTATATAGAGCTAGATATTGAAATCATAGCTAGTAGCGATGCAGAGGCAGAAACAATAAAAGAGCAAGCGTTAGAAATTATTAACGAACAAATCACAGTTGATTGTGGAAAAATTCCAAATGTCAACGATGTATATGTAAATGCAGAGCTAGATGAGGCTCAATTAGTAGTTTATGACTAAAGAGGTGCTTATGAGCAGAAATATTAAAGCAGAATATGACGGAAAGCACTTCACGCTCACAGCAGAGGAGTGTAACACGGTATAGCTATTATCTTTTGTATGCGATGTAGCAGAGCAAGCCTTATATATCGTAGCTGGCGATGATACAGAGCTATTCAATGAGGCGAAAGCTGCTGTAATAGATGAAATCAAAGGCATAAATGAGGTGAGTCATGAGCGACTCGTTCAATAAGAGGTAAAAATGAAAAAGAGACTCGTATATATTGCTCACCCTTACGGCGGTAAGGAAAGCAACAAGTTAAAAATCGATAAAATCATGAATGACTTAGTTATGAATGATAGCGAGCACGATTACGTCTCGCCAATTCATAATTATGGGTTCATGTACTTGACTGGCGATGAATACCAGAGAGGGCTTGATATTTGCTTAGGTTTATTGAGTCATTGCGACGTGCTAATACTTTGCGACGGCTGGGAAACGAGCAGGGGTTGCAAAGGCGAGCTTGATCATGCTTTAAAAAGGGGAAT